GGGGCTTAGAAATTGAACAACCCTTGAAGTTACTGGTGTTCCAGCGTTCTTCAAGGGTTGTTCGGTCTTGGTTGCGGAGGTGCACAACATATTTTACCTACGATTTTATTCGAAGCTCATTTTATACTTCAAGGTTCCAGAACCATATTTGTTCCGCCTGAATCAAAAAGAAAAATCGCCACTTAAACAAAAATATCCCCGCCACCCGGTTAAGGGCAGAGGGGATTTCTTATTTCTCCGTATCCTTTTTCTCTTTCTGCGTTCCAAAGTAAAATGCAATTACCGTTGTAACAACTCCCATCGTAACTTCCGGTGTAACGCTTTCACGCAGAGCGAGAACAGCGAATACTGCTGTTATAACAAATGTAACGATGGTCTTGACATTGATAAGCTTAGCTATTCTCTCTTTCATCCTTTTGCTCCTTTCATACTGTTTAATTAACTTAGCATACAAAGGGGTCGGCGAAATACCGAGACCTTTACAGTTTCAGACCGGGGCGTGAAACGCGACGGGGTCGCTTCACACGAGTGGCTTTGTCATTCCGACAACCTGCTCTAGGTCAGATATGCGGTTATTTGCTACTGCAATCTTTTCTTCTATAACCGGCATACGCCGAGCAAAACTGTTATGTTCCTCAACCTTTTTCTCAAGCTGTTGTATGCGGTAGTTCGTGAGTTTGGCACTTGCGATAATACCGCCAAATGTACCAATAGCTGTACCAGCAAGTGACAGTATTGCAACTAATACTTCGGTTGACATGGCGGTTTCCTTCTAACTCTCTACGACAAAAGCTGGATATCCTTTGCCCTTCAGCTCGGCAACAAGCTTGTCCGCATTAGCCTTGTTCGCAAATGCGCCCACCTGCACACGGTACAATCCGTCAGCTTTCGGCTGTCCGTCAGGCTTTTCGGGCGGTTTCGGTGCAGGTTTAGGCTTAAGATTGCCGACCTTGACAATCGCATTGATAAATCCCTGCGCAAGCTGTGTGGCGTATTTGTCGGTCAGCACCAGCCTGCCGTCCGTCTCACCGTCCATAAACCCACATTCGCACAACACGGCGGGCATTTTGGTTTCGCGGACTTCGTGCAGGTTCGCCTGCGCAAGCGGCGATGCGCGGTTGCCTTTATTGGCGGTTGCGGCAATCAAACAGTCATAAACCGTCTTTTGCAGCTGTTTGGTAAACTTGTCAACCTTTGTATATGTATAAACCACAATGCCGCTTGCGTTATAGACTTTGTCGCCGCTCCCTGCCGCGTTGTGATGGACTGATATGTAAATATCTGCATTAAACGTATTCGCGGCGTCTGTGCGCTCTTTAAGGGATATATCTTTTTTCCCTGTCGGGTCATCAACACGCAGTATCTCATACCCCTCGTATGCTTTAAGCCCGTCGACAACCCGCTCGACAACCCGGTTATTCAACACCCACTCCCGCGTTTGATTCGGGTCAATCGCTTTCGGAACGCGCTTGCCCGGCGTACCCAGATAATGCCCTGCGTTGATTGCGATTTTGAATGCCATATTCATTCTCCTTTCAAAATTTCTTCAACATCGTTTCTGTATACTTCGGGAACCTGCTCAAGTTCCATCAATCCGGCTTTGATTCGTTCGGCAAATGCTCGGATGATTACATCATGCATCACGATACCTCCTCGACTGAAATAGACGGCACACCATTTGCAACGGTAATTTTCCATCTATAAAACTTGTTGTTTACGCTATCCTTGACGGTGTATCGGCTGTCATAATATGTAACCGTTATCTTTGGGTTTGTACCCGTGACGTCGTGGTAATAGGTGAAAAACACAATATCTCCCTCGGCTAAATCCGGATGCGTGAACGATAGCCTGTTTCCTGCCACAACCGCCGAAGATGGGTTTATCTCCGTTTCAACCCCTGTTGCAAAATCGATTTTGTAAATACGCTCGATTGATTCAATCGGGAAATCGGTATTAGTTACGGATATGCCGTTGGCAGTATAGATTCCGGCAACAGGCAATACAGGCTCGGTATAGACTGTGCCTTTCGGGTATGACAGAAGTGTACCGGATACATTGATTGGTGTGGTTGTAGGATTGGATAATGCTTCCCCATTATCGTCAACCCGCTTTATATGTACCCATTGCCCGGTTTGCCTGTTGAATGAGATTTCATCCTGTACGGTATCGGTTGACATTAACTTGCCCACATCAGGTATATACAGTTCAGTCCTCTGGGATTTATCCTCACTTTCCGATACAATCCGCATTGCGCTGGGAGTGCTTTTTGTGCCGTCAAACCAGTTGGCAAACATCTTGTCGCATTGTTCGACAGTTGGCTCGTTTCCTTCACCGAACATTTCAGTAAGGTTAACCATTAAAACATTTTGTAATTCCATTGTCCTGCCGGCAACCATATCGTTGTAATAATGCCCAATTATAAATCTGTGTGTATCGGCTGTTATTGTTTTAATGTCGCTAACGTGATACCAAGTATTGGCTGTCGGATTATATTGGTCTTTAAAATAACCAACATCACCACTCGCTAGTGCAAAATACGGCTGTATGTGGATACAGTCAGAGTTGTTTACACGCACCTTGAATGATATGTATATCTGCTGATTGTTAAAAGTTTGATTTATAATTTGCGATACTCTACCCGTAGCATTTGTGTACCCAAGAGTGGTGTTTGACAGTGTATTATTGCTTACGGAATTAGATGTACCTGAGTTGGCAGTCCAACCTGTAGTGCCGTTAGCAAAATTGCCGTTTTGAATGATGTTGGTTGCTGTGACGCCACTTATAACAGCATCCATATGCCCGTTTGCAGCGTTTACGGGCAGCGATACTGCGCCATAATCAGAAACCGTTTGTTTTGCTTCTTGATTTGGATTAAGTTGTGACAGTACCGCTTTGTAGTCCGATAAATCCTTTCCGATTTCGGCGACACGGAGATTGGTTTCGGAAAGAGCGGATTTGTCGGCTTTTAATGTGTCAAGTGCTGCAAGATTGGTGCTTACATAGTACAAGTCGGCTTTGCTATCAAGTTCTGCGTTGGTGTTTGCGGGTAAGTTGTCAACCTTAGATTTGTCAGTATTGGTGTAGTCATTTGTCGATAAACCTTTACCTGCGACTTTATCAACCTTGCCTGCTGCCACAGCGTCAGTATAGCCCTTAGCTTCGGCCACACCTTCCGTTACCATGTTTTCTATATCGTCCATCATTTGACGGGCATCATTCGCCGCTTGATTAGCGCTATCCCTTGCCGTTTGGGTTTGGGAAATCAATTCAGCCAGAGCGCTTTCGATGTCGCCTTGCGTAGTTTCAGCTTTGGCTATGATGATGTAGTTTACAACAGCGTAGGGTTGTAGGATGCTGAAAGGTTGGTTGCCACCTGCATAGTCGTTATATCGCGGATAACCGGAATCTTGATAGTGTATATTAACCAGCGCATTTGACGCTGTTGTCATATTATATTTGCCGGTGTCGCTGCCGGTAGAAGTAATAAGTACAAAATTATTAATTGCATGTCGGTGGGATGGTATCTGGTCAACTGTCAACGCAACTGTTTTATTCCCACCCGACTTACCGAACATATTAAACTCCGTCTGGGAACTGTCATATCCCACAGGCACGCGCCCACGATAATCTGGCAGGCGGAACGTTGTAGACCCGTTGCCGGTTGAAAATGAACCTTTACAATTTGACCAAACAGAGTCGGGCACTAGATTGCCGGAATTCTGGGCAAATTGCCACAGGTCCAGATAATCAGCACGATTGACCAGCTGACCCTGTAGAAGCAGGGCATGTGGCGGCGCAGTATTGGCAGGCCACGGCAGGATGGTGCCGACGGGTAGACGCTGCGACATCAAAGATGTAGCGATTGACACAACCTGCGCCTCTGTTGGTACAGCTGCAACGCCATCTCCCGTGCCAATCAAAAAACGCTTTTGGTCAAGAGAAAAAGCGGGTTCAGCTGGAAGTAACTGTTCAGCAACTAAATCAGCCTCGTTGCCACGTCTGAATTGTATTGCCATGCTTGTATCACTCCTTTGCAAATAGAAAAGCGCCTGTCATACGGCAGGTGCTGATATTGTAAAATTATGGAGATTGTGGTACTGTTTTGTGTTAGAAGGGAGGTGAATATAATGGAACTTTGTCCATATTGTAAATCGCCGATGTTTGCAAGACTAGAGCCACCTGCGGGAAATTCATTTGTACTAACTTGCGTAGATACCAGTAAAAGCCCTCCCGCATTTATTCCTGCATCCGGTTTCCCTGTCGAGGTCTGGGGTTGTGTTAATTGCAAAGGAATCACACTTCGCAATTCAACAATTGCAATTGACCAGAAGAAGTTGGCGGAGCTAATTGACCGCCAGCAAAAATCATCTCAGCAGTAACAGCAATAGGCCGCGTTGATTGCTCCAGCGCGGCCATTTTTTCTTCCAGCTTTGCAATGCGCTCTTCTAATGTCATAACAATCCCCCTTTCTACACAACAAAACCCGCCCATTTCTGAGCGGGTTGATTTGATTTGGTTTGTTTATAGCCCTGGTATATCAAATGTTACGGTTACAGGTTCGTAGCCTTCAAATGCGTAGGTTAGGGTGACGGTGGAGAGGTCGGAGAAGTCGGTGATGCCCTGGAAATGCACCTGCCCTTTGTTTCCAACACCGTAAAAAGTGTCTGTACCATACTTTTTACCAGATTTACCTGTTAAAAAAGTTTTTGTGACTTCGGGCATTTTGGCTTTTTCTTCGCTTGTTTCATAATAAAAGATAATCAGATTTTTATCAGGCTTTGTTTCGGCTTTGATGAAAGTCAACGTTCCCTCTCCGCGCTGTGTTTCAACATTCAACTCAATTTCTTTTGGTTCTGGCACCGTCGTTGTGGTAGTTGTTATAGTTGTGGTCGTAGTCGCCGCTTTCCTTATCTCGGAAATAGCGGTATTTTTAGCTTTATCTATCTCGTCAAGTGCTTCTGATACTTTCTTATCGATTGCGTCTGTTGTTTTTGTGGTTTCGGTTGTTTTTGACATGGCTTTAACCTCCGTTGTGGAGCTGCCCTCAGTATATCCGGTCGGGTTTGCGCCACAACCGGCGAGAAAAACCGCGAGGACGCTCAATATAATAATCTTCCGCATATACATCACTCCTTTCAAGCATAGTATATGCGATTTTACAGAAAATAGCAAGATTTATCCAACGACCAACCCATTTAAGTACGTCCTGCCGGCGATAGTTCCTGTAATTCCAATCGGCTCCCCGTTCCTTACAAACTCAATACCGCTGCTTGAAAAGTGCACTCCAGTGTTCAGCCCGCTTGAATTATAATACCAGATTGCAGTCGCACCACCTGGGTCACTTGCTAACCAAATCCAAGGACGCCCTGTACTTTCATCTGGTCCAATCAAGAGCATGTCTCCCAACATTTCGAGGAACGGGCCATCTGGTTGTCGCACAAGAGTGTAAAGATTAGAATAATATATTACTTCGAAAAATGGGTTACCGTTAGGGCTGAACAAGCGCAATCCCTGTTTGAGAGATGAGCCAACCCAAGTATCACCAATGATGCCATATGTATCTCCGCTCGGTGTAGTCAGTTTACTAGCCTCAACTGTTTCTGTGACAAGTTTATCACCCGTTATAGTACCAGCCTGCAGCTTATCCCCAGTAATCGTACCAGCCTGAATGTGGTTGCCTGTTATACTACCAGCCTGCAGCTTATCCCCAGTAATCGTACCAGCCTGAATGTGTTCGCTGGTTATTGAGTTTGCCTTTATCATCTCACCGGTAATAATCCTTGCCAGGAGAGCATTGGCAATAATGGTTTTATCGGCTGTAATCGCAGTCTCGTACGGGCCATTAACGCCGTGGTCGCTATATCCAAACCCGCCTATGTTCCAGCGCCATACCCTTACCGCCTGCGTGATATCGGGATTATCGGCGATAAATAAATTACCCTCATATTCGCCTTCACCTTTAATGACATAGCCGCCCAAGGCGCTGGCAATCAGGTTTGTAGCGGATATGATGGCCAAGTCAAGAGCGTCAAGCTGCTGTTGTTTCTTCCCGATCGCCTTAATCAGCCGTGAATATATTCGCTGATCCGACGGCGGGCAATTGTGTTCCCTCTCCGACGTACCGGTTGCTTCGATTTTACAGAGCCCGTCGAATTTGTACTCGTAGGTGGTTATAATTGTACGATGGCTTTTACCTTCAATATTGTCGAGCAGGACCATGTCTCCCGCTTCCAGTGCGGGATTGTCAATGCACTCACCTTTAAACGGAATGTAGGTGAATCCGGCCAATTTTTCGTAGAGACTGAACAATACTTCCGGAATGTCTGTCTGGATGAGAGGGTTATTCAAAGCCAAAACATATCTGGGTGAACCGACGAGGTATGTATCCGTTTCGGTTTGCAGTGATACTCCGGTTATTGTGAACGGCGCGTCATCAATGGAGAATTCATAAAACCCAGAAGAAAGCACTATATCCGGTTCTTCTTCCCTGAACACGCCGCCATCGTAAGTGTTCATGTACCAGTTATCGGTAAAATCACCGCCGTCCACTTCGACGTCAGGATCATTGCCGTCTACACTGGCCTCCTGCACATATCCGGGATTTTTGAACCACTTCAATCTAAGCATACCATGCCTGTCACACTGCGCCCAGCAGCCGGCTATCTCGGCGATATACGACACCACGTCTCGGCAGCTGATATCGCCCTCGGGAGACTCTTGAATAACATAGTCCGAGTTCATAAAGTTCGTGCTGCCAAGCGGCACGCCACACCTCTGGCAAATCAGTGTGAGCAGCTGGAGGGCGGTGCAGGGGAACGGGGTATTTACTTGCGAAAACGGCAAATTGAAACGAGCCATCCTGTCAGCTGCTTGCAGGGGTATGGCTTCGTAGTTTCGGTCAAAAGTTACGGCCAAGCGGTCGGGCGTATCTACCTCAAATACGCCCATCGGTACAGTCTCGAATACGCCAGGAGCGGTCTCCACGTCAACAAACGGCTGGATTTCTGCATATTTGAGTTGTACATTGTTAAATTTCCCGTCTTTATTGGTTAAGGTTATAGCCAGATCTGCCGCACATATTCCGCCCGGGATTATGTCATCCCCCGGCAGTACGCGATAGGTTATTTTTATGCTGTCCTTTACGATGTCTGCATGCCCCAGATTATATGTCTTGCCGTTGGCACGCAATATTGCACGGAACTGCATATTAACTTCATCGCTGTATATGGATTCGAGAAATGCTTCTGAAACGGGATACATGCTATATCCCTCCTTACTCTTCTATGAGGTTAAAGCTGATAGAGCAAACCGCGTTGGACAAATCGCCCTTAATGACCCTAGCTTTTACCCTCCGGTTCCCCGCATACATTCTCTTTGTGATATAGTTGCCGGAAACAAGGTCGAAAAAAGTAACATTAAACATTGGCGGAGAAATGGCATTAAAAATCAGCCTCAATTCTTCGAGGCCGATGTCCTCCCATGCAAGCGGGAAGCTATATACGTTCGCACGCTTACGATGTCTAATCATTTTATAATTCAGGTCCCTGCCTGTTTTTTCGGTATCTAAATCAGAAAAATCAAAATCATAAGTGGTAGGGGTGGGAAGATCCACCCCATTAATGCTTATCAGTACCATTTTCCCACCTCATCGTACGCCTATCAAACGTCCTTGTCTTGTAAATCGTCTTTGAAACCGTCCGACAATCGGGCCGTCCTCCAACTCGATGCGTGCATTCAGGGTGATATCGCCGCCTGCGTGTTGGCTCAGTTCGTCGCGGAAAATTTCACGAAGCAAACGTTCCGGCGTTTCTATGTTTCTTCCATACTTTTGGTCGCCGAGAACGGCGAGGAACTCTCGATTAGCCGGTATGACCGCGCCTTTTGCAAGCCTTGGCAAAGGATTGGCAGAAAAATTCTGTGAGCCAAAATTTTGAGCACCAGAAAGAGACATGCTGGTACTGGATGGTAGTGACAGATCTACTCCGCCGCCACCTAAGCCCATTTTCCCTTTTACCAAAGCGAAAGTGGTGGCAAGCCCCACCAAAGCTAATCCTATTGCAGCCGCTGCCAAGCCCACGCTCCAGCTGGTATGGAATATTGCAATGGCCGCCGCGGCCGCCAGTGCGGCAAGTGCTAAAACTGCGAGAACTTTTTCTCCGGTGCTCAGTTTATCCCACACAGAAGAAATTGCTGCCGCCGCAATAACAAAAGCACCTATCGCTGCTGCAGCAATACCAACGGAAGACCCGAACATTAGAAATGCGCCAATGACAATCATGCCTGTACCCATCATAACGCGTTTCAGGTTTTCCCAAGCGTTTCCATTGCCATTCAAAAGATCAGTAAACCCTCTAAGCAGTTCACTGATTCCCCACAGGATAAGTCCAAATCCCGCGACTTTCGGGAGGCCTAATATTAGTCCTAGCCCTAAAACCGCTTTGCCTGCAATACCAACTAATTCAGTGAATCGGACCCATGTAATCTCGCCATCGCTCATAATCTCCTGAACAAGCCTGATGGTATCACCGACACTCTCAAATAGAAGCTTAAATCCAATAATTTTAGCCACAATGTTAGGACCGAAAACAGAAATTAAAGCAAGGCCGAACAGCGTAAGCGCGCCGTTTATTAAAGGCTGGTTCTCCACAATCCAATTCCAAATTTCCCTTATCTTATTTGCAAAGTTTTGGATTGATGTGGCAACTTCCTCCGGAACCTGGTATCCGGCAAAGTCTATTTCAGGCAAATCGGTCCCCGCGGCAAGTCCTTGCTGATTAAGCTGGTTTATTTCATCGAAGCCAGCAAGAGCTCCCGTAGCTTCTTTGGCTGTTTTAGAAATAGACTGAAGCGCCTTTGCCTGTTCATTCAGATTTTTCGCCGCCTGCGCGCTTTGCTTGACTGTCTTTCCTGCCAGAGCAGAGGTAAATACAGCAATTTGCGCAGTTACTCGTTCCAGCCATTTCATGAATTGCACCAGGCGTGGCCGTATTACCTCAAAGATGGGTTGAAAAGCAGTAAGCAAATTGCCTTTAACCCGGGCAAGAGATTGATTAAATTCATTGCTTGTTTTAAGTGTCGCCGCAAGATAGTTACGGATCAGAGTAAAGCCCTTCCGTAGCACATTAAACACAAATATACTTGCTACAAGCCTTCCTATTCTGCCAGTAAGCACCGTGAGCCCACGGCCAAACAATCCGGCGGAGGCACTTGCCTTTTTCGCGGCCGCCTCTGCATTTAAAAGGCGGGAATTATACTGCTTCAACCTGGTCTGCAGATTGGCCAACCTCTTTTCCAAAGCCTTATATTCCAGGCTTTCTGTGCCAGCGGCTGCAATGGCTGCTCTATGGGCCTGCTCAGCTGCCAGTTGGTACTGCTGTAGTTTTATGAGTAGCGAGTCAAAACGTACGCCCAGTTTTTGATAAACCTTATCTGATTCCAAAGCCTTAACAACTGCCATATCAAGCGCTTCAGGGTCTTTGTAGAACTCGGCCAGATTTTCTTCCGTACTTTTTGCAATAGCCTCCATCTGGCTTTCCAGGTTGCCCATAGCAATGCGTGTTTGCTCTACTTTCAATTTTGCATTTTCAAAAGCTTTACTGGTAACTTTATCCGAATCCGCTGCAGACTCAGCGATGCGCCTCATTTGCCGTTGTGTCTCTTCAATGGCAATATTGGTCTCAGCTATTTTTTGCCGGATGTGCTGGACAGACTTTGAACTACCGAACAAGATATTTGTCACCGTGGTGCTGAATCGCTTGAAGGCGTCAGCCATTTTCCTGGTGTCGCCTTGTACCTCGGAGTTATCTATTTTTGTGCTTATTACAATAGATCCATCGACCATGTTTTATTCCCCCAGTAAAGCTTTCAACCTAGCAATTTCCGCTTGTTCTTCAGGTGTATATTTAATTTTGAAATCTATGATAGAATGGTGTTCGCTATAAAACTCCTGTTCCCATTTCTCCAGTTTTTTGCCTTTGGACTTTTTATTGCGAATGGAGACAATGGTGGCTAATTGCCCGTCTCCAATAGCGTTGAAATATCCGATAAAAGTAAACCAGTGCAGATACGGTAGCGAGCGTACCTCGCACCCCGCAACTTTGTTTACTTCTGCGATAATCATAGGGTAATCTTGCTCCCAATCGATTAGCTTGCGCCGGCTTCCCTTGCTTTCCGGATAGCCTGCATTGATAAATTCAAAGAGATAATCGAGCGCCTCCTGATAATACTCAACGGGCATTTCATTGAAGTTTTCATAAAACAAATTTAAAGCAATCATGCATGCAATTTGCTGGTCGCTTTCATTGTTTAGATAAGAGATGATCTCTAAGATGTCCCGATAATCTGAATTAATTGAATACTCCTTCCCACCAATATTAGCTATTATCGGAAGCGTCCACTTTTCCATGAGCAATCGCCCTCCGCTGTGCGCGGTTTAGCTGCGCTTTTTTAACAGCTTCATTAACTTTCGCTTCCATCAATGCCTTGCGTTTTTCAGCATTCTTTTCAATGATTGGAAGCAGGGCATCCATGAAATTTTCGATTACCGTATAGCCTGTATCGGTCATAGCCAGCATGCTGACGCCGGCCAGTATCTTGTCAAAGTCGTTACCTTCACCGAACACATAAGCCAACCGTTCTTTGACGACCTTGTCAGTGTTTTTTGATATCTCCATGAGCTTCGACGCTTTGTCAAAGCCTTTTTCGTCGTATTCCTCTTTGCTGTCTGCGGTTTTCTCGTATTCCTTTAAAGCCTCATTGTACTCTTTTGTGATTTCGGGCAGCTCTTTGTAAAACTCCACGAAACGGGCGTACACATTGGGGTCGGTGGGGTTAAACCGCAAAACCTCTCCGCCATTGACTACATATTCTTCTATACCGGTATCAAACATAATATTTTTTGACACGGTTCTTCCTCCTTTAAAGAATTAGCCCCCTTAACAAAAGAGCTAAGGGGGCTATTTGTGGAATTATTCCTCTTCGGGCGCCTCAGCTGTGAATGTTTTTGTTGAAATATCGAAATAGCCCTTCGTCGACCGGCCGGTGTAATGAATGTTGAAAGGTATTTGAATGCCGGTATTGTCTCCGCCGTACGAGGTAACCTCAATAACTACATCCCATCGAGTCGCAGGGAACATAGTCTCGTTTGTGGGCTCCTCCCACAGGTATACATCCACCACTGTACTCTTGCAGTCATCCAGAACCTTTTGATTCTCTACAATGTCCTGCAAGCGCTCAAACAGCGCGTCTCCTGAATTTGCGTAGTACGGTTCTACCGTGCCCTGCTTCTCATACGAAGAAATAACCACACTGGTTTCGCCCAGGATGTTTTTCTTCTTGTCCACCTGCGCGGACATTTCGACGGAGTATTCCTCCAGATCCTCGCCAAGCCGAACATAACTAGGTGTGCTCGACCCGTCGGAACCGGGAATTGCTACGTCAATATAATGCGCAAGGAATTTGCGTTCAATTTTGGGCATCAATAATCACTCCTTTTCCTATAAGTTAATTGGATTTGAACTTGATATAACCCCATACCATTCTCGTCAATATCAAACAGCATGGCGTTGGACACTTCTACGCTTTCAGCCGTATAACCATCCGGCAGTTGAGGGAGGTTGTTCTGAACATTTCTCTCCTCCATCCAGACAGTGAGGTTTTCAAGAAATCCGTGATTATCTGCACGGTCCACCTCATTGCCGGCGGCCTCCCTCGCGTAGAAAACATAGCTATTTTGGTAAGTGCGGTTACCAAGGATGTCCTCAGTGATTTTGCTGTTCCCCGCAGCGGCCAGTGCATAGCTGGAAGGTTGCTCTTCCGTCAAATCGGTTTTGATTTCAGATAATGGGCGCATGTCCATGCCGTCATATTCAGACAGCCAATCCTGTACAGCTTTGATAATGCTCATGGTTCAGCCCTTCCTCCTGCCGCGCGGGCAATGTCGTCAAGAATTTTCATCTTCTTATCCGCCCACATGCGTTTGTCCCAAAACGGTCCGCGCTTCGGTGCTCCGTGGTGCTGAAGGTCTTTATCTATAACCACCTTACGCTCTCCCAATTTGGCATAGGCGCTTCGGGACTTTTCGCCAACCATAACCTTACCATAATACTGGAACCGGGCATACGGCATGTTGTAGGTCACGCTATCGACGTCAATAATACGGGTATTTTTTAAGACGCCCTGTTGCATCGGAACATACGGGTCCATTTCAGCGGCACATCGGGCAGTGAACATCCGTTGGATTCGACCGTTGGGCTCAAGCCCGCGCCGGCGGAGTATCTCAGCGGCGCTGTCCATGTTGAACACTACCGTCATTTCCCCGACACCTCCCAGTGAGCCATATCGCCGCCAAAGGCCTTAGTGTCCACGCTGGTAATGGTCAGTACATCGTCAAAATCCAGCAACTCCTTGGAAGAGCGGACAACATCATATTCAATACTGCCCTTTATAACGGTATCTCCGCTTTGCAGCGTCCAGTAGCGGCTCTTATCAGCCAACCCAGCCCACTCCTTCGGGGGCTTATATCTGCGATCACAGGATACAGCGGTGCTGTGAGGTATGATGAGCTGCACGCTGTCAGCGGAGGCCACTCCTGTCCGGCGCATTATGGCACCTTTAATCGCGTTCCAAAAGACACCGAACAACACTGTCCGCTGCCATTTTTCCGTGCCATCTGAGGCCTTGTACTTGTTGTAGACGGTAACAGTATCACGGAACATCATATCCACCTCGACAGTAATCCGGTATTGGCAAGGTACATCTTTGCCGCGTCATACAGCCTTGCTTCATCGCTTTTTACCTGCTTGGCATAAGTCCGCGACCAACTGCCAACAGACTGGCTGACTACATCGCCGCCTGTTTCATTGATGTACCAAGCCTCTGCAACAGCGCAGGCAGCCATTTTGACCGGGTCGGCGGGAGAGTAGGAGGCGGCTCTCCCGCCGGTTATCCGGTCAATATAACTCGAAGCCCTTTTTATCAGGCGGGGAAAATCTTGTTCCGATATGACATTGCCGGCATAGGCTGTGTTGTAAAACGCCCAATCAACATACGGCATGCCACTCACTCCTTTGCTTATCCCAGATAGCGGACAGCAAGCTCCGGATACATGGTCTTATATCCGTAAAGGACATCCATTGAAAGCATTTCTTTTTTAAACTTCATGTCGTAACCGCGAACCACGCGGAGGGTTACGCCGTTATATGCCGTAACATAAGATTCCACACCTGCAGGAGCTGCAAGCGGTCTTGTTACGAACGCAAAGGCGTTCGGATGGAACGCCAGGTTAGCGGTATGGTTATCCGTGATTGTTACCTCCGCATTATCCACCATCGTAAGAGCAGGATAAATTTTTACGGTAATTTCATTATTCTCGGCGGTCGCATCGGCGGTTACAACAACTGTTGCGGTGTTGCCGTTCTTTTTGAAAGTGAGAATATCGCCTTTTTTCAGCGTTCCGGTCAGTGAAGTATCATCGGTATCCAGAGTTACCTGCGTAGCTCCGGCAGCAGCGCCTTTCAGCAATATCTTTTTGCCTGAAGTGCCGGCTGTGACAAGTGTACCTTTTTCATGCACCTTAACAGCCTGAGACATGAAGTTCTCAAAGCCCATAATCCTGCCGAGCGAGCCGTTGCGCAGCGCTTCGGTAGTACCGGACTTGTCCGCCTCGACAAAGGTATCAAGCTCCAAGAATTTCGCCTCGGCTTCGGGATCCCACAGCGCATATCTGGGAGCGACAGGAGCCTTCTGAATATTCAGAATTTTTCTCGCTGCCGTGAGGTCAGATAGCGCACTTGGAGTTGTTCCCGCTGTGCCAGCGATGTAAGGAATGTCTTTATACACCTCCAGCCCGTCAGAGTTAATCTTCTGGGCTAGAGCAACAGCGGCCGGCTCCAAAAACAGACGGTTCAGATCGTCCACATTGGTGGCTCTCTGAATTGCGCCAAACTCAACGTCCACGGTGGCCAGCTTGTCGAGAGTTACCTCGACCGACTCTTCTTTTACATCCTGCGCAGATGTGCCGGTACTTTCGTCAAAATCCTTAGCCTCAAGGATTACGGGTTTTCTTACCTGAATGGTGGCGCCTTTGCCTACCACGAAGGTGTCGCTGTAATCCTTGTGCACAAGGTTTGGAAACACCAGGTTTTCGATAAGTCTTGGGAGAATCTGTCTAGCTATTTCCTTGATGGTAATAAATTCGTTTGCCATAAATCATCTACTCCTTTTTCTTGTTAAAAATCACTTCATAGTACTCCTCATCAGACATCTTGTCATAATCAGGATTACTTTTTCCGTGCGAGCCTCCGCTTTTTAAGCGCATACTCGAATCGCCGCCGTCATCTCCATCATCGCCGTCAGAGGATTTTTCTATGTCAAAAAGGTAGTCTGCTTCCTTTTTAAGATTTTCGAGCTGATCTTCAAGCCCAAGCAGTTTGTCGCCGTCCAGCTTAATGTTTTCAAGGTTAAGCAGCGCCTTAACGGCTTTTGTGTTTTTTGCTTTGCTGGCAATAAGAGCGGTTTCAAGTGCATAGTCAAGTTTCAGCTTTCCTATGTCGCTGTTGTACTTCTGCTCCCAATCAGCTAAATCTTTTTTGAGCTTTTCGACATCAACCCCGTCAAACTTTTTGACCGTGTCCTGCAAATCCTTGATGGTCTGATTGGCGGCATTCAGTTCATTGATTTTGCTGTCAAGCTTTGCCTTGTCCACATACTGACCGGAAGCCAGGTTTGCAATTTTGATGTCCTTGTTGTCCTTGAGCTTCTCGGCCAGCTGGTCATAAGTCAATGCCTGATCACCAAAAATTGATTTTAGAAAGTCCATGATACCCCTTTCCCACCCGAGATTTAATTTATAAACGCGCGGCCACTCCGCGCTGGGGCGTCCATGCATTTAAACGCCGGCATGGTAGGCGAAGTTAGTATAATAAAAGCCCGCCAAGATAGGCGAGCTTTAAAAACAGATTTAGGCATGAAAAAACCACCTTCGCGAAGGAGGGTGGTTTATCCATTGATTGCTTTAGCCAGTGTTCCGTTTTCGTCATCTTCGACAATCTCAAAACGGCCGCCCATATACTCACCGCACAAAGCTTTTGGGCGCGTCGGGGAATACAGGTAATCTTCACCGCTTTCATCAATAATGCGGAGCGCGCCAGTGAGTTCATCGACTTCCACAACCTCATAGATGCCGCCATTGAAAAGACCATCTATGCCGATGTTCTGGCCGATGTATTTGACCTTCATTTTAAACGCACCCCTTTCAATTTAAATTCATCCTCCGGAGCAATCCCATTGTTTTCGTACCAGTGAACGACATATTTAAAGTTTTCTCCGTATGCATCGCCAGCTTTTTTCTGCCACCCGGAAATGCTGCCGCCATATATACTCACAAGTCGACGCAAATCCCGAATTGGAACCGATGTGCCTTCACCAGCCAGAACATAAACATTGATGAGCATACTACCCTTTGGCACAACACCCTGTATAAGCGGTGTGTCAACATTTACTGTAGCCTTTAACGGTTCATCGGGTAAAAATACTTTTTTAGGATTGCCGGAGGTTTGTTTTATTATAGCATTATTTTCAATAGATTGGAATACTTTTGCTTGACCGCGAGCTTTGTCGGCATCGGCTTTACTGAAGTTGCCTATTGCTTCACGATCAGCCTGCCGTTTCAATCCGATTTGCTCAATAAAATCTTTTTGCAGTTTGTGCCACTTGGACAGTTTCGCAGCCGCCTCATCGGTGGGCAACCCCGCAGCTTCCATAGCTTTATATTCCCGCTTCCACCGCCGGATCTGACGCTCAATGTACCGCTGTTTTTGAGTTGCCTCATACTCCGACAGCTTTTCGCCGTTGTACTCGTATTTTGGAGCGTTCATTTTATCGAGCTCGGATTGGGTGTATGTGCGTTCTTGTCCCTCGAAGAATGGCATAATGCTATGCCTACAATTCCATCCTCCCAGCCCCTCGCCGGTACCGTATCCGGTACCCTCAACCAAGCTAGGATAC